TCATCTTCTTGCTATCGCTCCTAATGCTAATAGTAGTATCATCTGCGGTACTTCTGCTTCTATTGAGCCCATTAAGTCTAATGCTTATACTCATAGGACACGCGTTGGGTCTCATTTAGTTAAGAACAGACACCTAGCTAGAGTGTTGAACGAACACAGACTACGACTAGGTTTTGAAAAAGATTGGTTAGAGGAACAGTGGTCGAGTATTATTCACCACGAAGGCTCTGTACAACATTTAGATTATCTATCTGACTGGGAGAAGGATGTATTTAAGACTGCATTTGAACTCGATCAGTTATGGGTAGTAGAACACGCAGCGACTAGACAACCATACATATGTCAAGGTCAAAGCGTAAACTTGTTCTTCCCTGCGGGTAGCGAGAAGGCTTCCGTGAACAAAGTACATCTCGCAGCGTGGGGTAAGAAACTAAAAGGTCTTTACTATTTACGTACTAATACTGGTGCTACTGCAGAGCAGATTGGTAAAAAGGTAGAGCGTATTAAACTCGAATCATTTAAGGAGGACACAGAATGTCTAAGTTGTCAGGGTTAGAACCACCAGAAGAATGCACAATTTGTGGATGGAAGTATGATGAAGAGGAGGGAGGGATACAAGGTTACTTTGGTATCCTTCCTGTTACTTTTTGTGCAGATTGTTTAACTAACATATTAAATATGGCTGATCAATTGAATGGAGAATATGATGCTTGAGGTAGGAGTACTAGATGAGGCACAAACATATAAACCATTTAATCATCAGTGGGCAATGGAAATTGCTGAAGAGCACGAGAAGATCCATTGGGGTATATGGGAAGTTAAACTACAGGAAGATGTAGATCAGTGGAAACGTGGTACTATCACTGAAGAAGAGAAGAACCACATTACTCAGATCCTTCGTCTGTTTACACAATCAGATGTACAGGTAGCACAAAACTATTGTGATTTATATATACCTAAGTTTCGTAATCACGAGATTAGGAATATGATTATGTCGTTTGCTAATCGTGAGGGTACACATCAACGTGCCTATGCATTACTAAATGACACCTTAGGTTTTGAAGATAGTGAATACTCAGCTTTCTTAGATTACAAACAAATGAAAGATAAGATTGAGTTTATGAAGGACAACGATACATCTACGTTGCACGGACTAGCTAAAGCATTAGCTCAGACTTGTGTTAACGAAGGTATGTCATTGTTCTCAGCATTCGCTATGCTGCTAAACTATCAACGCTTCGGTAAGATGAAGGGTATGTGTGAGGTAGTTGAGTGGTCTATTAGAGATGAGTCTATGCACGTTGAAGGGATGTCACGTTTGTTTAGACAGTTTTGCAATGAACATCCGAGGGTAGTAACAGATGAATTTAAAAAAGAAATTTACGAAATGGTCAGAACTGCGGTTGCCTTGGAGGACAAAGTTATCGATCTTGCTTATAAAATGGGAAGCATCGAGGGTCTTGAAAAAGGCGAAGTCAAAGATTATATCAGGCATCTAGCAGATCGTAGACTTATACAACTAGGACTTAAACCTAACTATGGTGTTAAAGATAATCCCCTACCTTGGGTAGAATGGATTATTGCTGGAGATAGTTTTAAGAATTTTTTCGAAGGTACAGTAACTGATTACTCAGCTGCTGGTATGAAAGGAGAGTGGGGATGGTAGGTTATAAAGCCTGGAAAGCTAAGTGGCGTTTACACTCCAAAGACTACAGTAAAGTGTGGGATTGGATTGATAAACTAAACCCTTTCCGAAAGTAATATATAGAGGTTACACTATAGGACTCCACCCTGGTGGGATTATTATAGTGATAATCTCTGATGAACTCGAACCAGAGACCCTCCAGGAACTATTATGGATAAATTACCAAGCAAGACATTAGAATTGTTGAGAGCGTTGGAAGATGAATTTCCCGATAAGATAATTACAAAGGAAATGAGTCCTTACCAACAGGGCCGTCTACACGGAGTCATTGATTTAATTAGACGTTTACAAGAATTAGCACAAGGAGAATAAGTATGGGCGGACTATTTAGTTCTAAAACACCTGCACCTACACCTCCACCAGCACCATCTGCACCAGTTGAAGAGGCAGAGTTCAAACCTGGTGGCACAGATGAAACAAACAGAGAAGATGTACGTAAGAAAGCAATGGGCAAGAAACGTTTACAAATTCCTCTAACAAGAACAGCAGTTAAAAAATCAGTACAAACAGGTAGTTAGTTATGGATGAGAATGAAGTTAGCTTAAAGAACCGTTGGACAAAATTAGATGGTGAAAGAAGTACTGTACTAGATAGAGCTAAACATTGTACTGAGCTAACTATTCCTTCACTATTAGTAGACAATGAGTCACATACTGAGGAATCAAGGTTAGATACACCTTATCAATCCTTAGGTGCTCGTGCAGTTAATAACTTAGCAAGTAAGTTGTTGCTCTCTCTACTACCACCTAATGCTCCATTCTTTAGATTTGTACCTGACAAGATTGCAATGATGGAATTGCAGCAACAAGGTCAGGCAGGTCAAGTACAAGAACGTTTAGCGGATTTGGAGCGTGCATTATCTGCACAGATCGAACGTGAAGCTCTACGTGTGCCTATCTTTGAAGCACTAAAACTATTAGTTGCTACAGGTAACGCCCTAGTTTACAGAGACAAAGATGATGGAACTAGAGTTTTTAATCTTAACTCATACGTTGTACAGCGTAATCCTGAGGGTAAGTTAAAAGAAATCCTAACTAAAGAGTCGATACGTAGGGATGATTTACCAGAAGGAATGGACAAGGAAGGTGATCAAACTAAACCCATCGACTTGTACACCAGTGTTAAGTGGAATGGAAAGTCTTTCGATGTTTATCAAGAGGCACTAGAGCAAGAAATTCCAGGAACACGTGGTACATATACAGAGAAAAATTTACCATACATTCCTTTAAGATGGACTGCAATTCATAATGAGAATTATGGACGTGGACTTGTTGAGCAATACTTAGGTGACCTTCGTTCACTAGAAGCATTATCTATGAGTATTGTGGAAGCATCTGCAGCAGCATCTAAGGTTTTATTCTTTGTTGATCCTGTAGGTAGTACAAATATATCTACGGTTGCTAAGGCACAGTCAGGATCAATTGTTAAAGGTAGAGCGACTGATGTTTCTACTTTGCAGATGGATAAGTCACACGACTTAAACATTGCATACCAAACAATGAATGACATTCAAAGGAGATTAGCGAGTGCTTTCCTACTCAATGAATCTGCAAGACGTGATGCTGAGCGTGTCACTGCTGAAGAAGTACGACTTATGGCAGGAGAGCTTGAAGATGCTCTTGGAGGTATCTATAGCATTCTAACACAAGAATTGCAATTACCGTTAATTAAGTTATTAATGCATTCTAATAAGGTTAAGTTCCCAGAAGGTCTAGTTGAACCAGTTATTGTTACTGGTGTTGAAGCACTAGGTCGTGGACACGATTATAATAAATTAGTACAATTTTCACAAACACTACAACAACTTCTTGGTCCTGAGATATTTGCTCAGTATACTAATGTGGATGCTGTTATTGAACAGATCGGTACATCATTAGGTATTGAAACAGAAGGTCTTATTAAGACACAAGAACAGATCCAACAAGAACAAGCTCAAGCAATGTTGCAGCAAGCTGGTCAAATGGGTATGGATGCTGCAGCTTCTCAAGGCGGAGCTATGGCAGGTCAAGTAGCAAGTGAACAAATGACAGGAGGGTAAATGTCAGACTATAAAAAGGATGAGGCAGTTGAAGCAACACCTCAAGAGATTATGATGAAAGCCCAGGCAGCTCGTGTAGCTGCTATTGTGGCTGAAGCTAAAAAAATGGAGGCGGAGAATGGAGCAAAATCAGCAGGAAAATCCACAAGCAAATCTAAGTGAGCACGATCAGGCAATGATCGATAAGGTTGAGCAGCACGAGACAGAAGTAACTGAATCGATGCAGACCGATCAAGAACGTATGCTTGCAGGTAAGTATAAAACAGTTGAAGAACTGGAGAAAGCTTACGAACACTTACAAACAAAACTAGGTCAACCTGCGGAAGAGACAGCAACAGAAACTGAAGCTGAAGCCCCACAAGAAGAAGATACTACTAAAGCAGATGCAGAAGAAGTAACAGCACAAGCTGGTATTGACTACACTGCACTTGAAAATGAGTATCAAGAAACTGGACAACTCTCCCCTGACACCTATAAACAACTAGAAGATGCAGGTATCCCACAAAATATGGTGGATGCATACATTGCAGGTCAAGAAGCACTAGCAGGACAAACATTAAATAAGATGTATAGTTTAGCTGGTGGTGAATCAGAATATAATGAGATGGTTACTTGGGCACAAGACAATTTAACTGAGTCTGAGATCCAAGCATTTAATGCGTCATTAGCAAATGAAGCTCAATCTGAGTTTGCAATTAAAGGTCTTTACGCACAATATCAAAGTGCTAAAGGTCCTAATCTAGTAAAAGGGGAAGTGTCAAACACATCGACACGAGGTTTTGCAAGTAAGCAAGAAATGATGGCTGAAATGTCAAATCCAAAATATAAGAAAGACCCAGCATTCCGTGCTGAGGTACAAAGGCGTGTGGCTTTAAGCAAGTTTTAAAGTTTAGGGGGTGTGATGCCTTTAATCTCTCTTTGCGGCCTTTAGGTCCTCCCTCTATACCTAATGTAAGACCCGCACCCCCACCCTATTTAGTACAAAGTCAGAAGTTGCCCTAAGATATATACTGAGGTATATGTCAACGGATACCCTCATTATGATAAGTGCTGCCAGCGATAGTGAAAACTATCATTATTTTTAATATATAACAAAGGAAGAAAAATGTCTTATAATCCTTCACAAGGTATCGGTACAGCTCGTACCGCTGGTCACTCAGACCGCGACCTGGCGATTAAGGTGTTTTCTGGCGAAGTACTTACAGCTTTCGAATCAGCAAATATCTTTTTGCCTTTAGTACAAACTCGTACAATTAACTCTGGTAAGTCTGCATCATTCGCAGTTATCGGTAAGTACGAGACAGCAACATCAACTCACGTTCCTGGAACTGATATTACACCTAACCTAATCAATGCTGGTGAGCGTGTAATCGAGATTGATGATCTTAAATATGCTTCAGTATTCGTTGATAACTTCGAAGAAGCAATGCAACACTATGAGACTCGTTCACAGTATTCTGTTGAAATGGGTCGTAGACTAGCTAAAACAGTAGACCAAGCAATTATCACACAACTTGATAACTGTGTGGCTAATGCTGCAAACACTGATGACACTAATGGTGGCGAAGGTCAACCATACTCAGACGTTACTGCATTTTCTGCAACTGTAGCTTACGCTGTTGGTGATCGTGTATCTTACAACAATGTTGTATACGTATTCACTTCAGCTCACGCAGCAGGTGCTTGGAATGCTAGTCACGTAGAAGCAGTTTCAGTACTTTCAGTAGCTACTGCAGGTGCATCTTCAAATGGCGATAAGGGTGATCTTATCCTTGCTGCTCTTTATGATGCTCAAACTACTATGGACGAGCAAGATATTCCAGGTGATCGTTACGTAGTTGTATCTCCTAAGAACTACAACCGTCTAGTACAGTCTGGTGCAGTTCACAAAGATATGACTCAAGGTTCTAATGGTGGTATCGATACTGGTCGTGTTGTTCAGGTAGCTGGTCACAACATCTTAGTATCTAATAACATCGGCACAAGTGACATCTATATGTTCACTCAAAATGCTGTTGGTGTTGTTAAGCTTCTTGACATCAAGTCTGAAGTTAATTACATCCCTGAGAAATTAGGTGATCTAATGACTTCATCTTATGCAATGGGCTTCGGTACATTAAACAATGGTTGTGTAATCAAGATGGTTACAACTGACTAATATAACTAAGGGATGCCTTCGGGTGTCCCTTTTTTTTGATACGGAGAAATTCTATGACTGAATTAGAAGGCGTAAACATTGCCTTGCAAACTATCGGTGAGATGACTCTTACGACTGCAACAAACATTTCGGATGTATACGAAGCTAGTACAGCCCTAGAGATTCTTACGGAGACTCGTAAGACTATTCTTACAGAAGGTTACAACTGTAACACAGATTATGATTGGGACTTAACTGCAGATACAAACGGTTATGTTGCCCTTGCATCGAGCATTCTACGTTTAGAAAGTTCTGATGGATCAAACAAATATATTATGAAGGATAACAAACTGTACGATAAAGATGATAAAACATTTCAGTTTGATCCTAACTCTACTCATAAAGTAGACGTTGTATGGGACTTAGATTTTGATGACATCCCATATACAATTGCATATTATATCGCAATTAAAGCAGCAAGAATTACATATCAAAGATTAATCGGTTCTACAGATGTTATTCGTGTCCTTATGGATGACGAACAGCACGCTTATGAAAAAGCACTAGAGCACGATGTAGATACAAATAATTATAATATCTTTGATTCAACAGACGCAAGTAGAATTATTACAAGAAGTAGGAATCCTCGACCAATTAGGAGTTAGATATGGCCTTAGTAAATCAGACTATACCTGGGTTATACAACGGTGTCTCGCAGCAACCTGATGAGCTACGTTTAGATACACAGGTAACTGAGATGATTAACTGTTATCCTTCATTAGTACAAGGAGTACAAAAGAGGAATCCATCTATTGTTCAAGCAACAGATACCACAGTTGATCCTGATGCATTTATCCACGTGTATGACCGAGGTGCTGGTGATGAGCAGTACATTATGGTTATTCAAGATGGTGAATATAAGGTTTATGATGAAAATGGTACGATGGCTCAAGACTGGGTCTCTAACTCTTACTTAAATGTTCCAGCAGGTACATTACCACGTGATGCATTCTCAGCAGTTACCGTAGGTGACACAACATTCATTGTTAATAAGACAAAGACTGTTGCAATGTCAGGTACAACTGATAACAATGATGATGCTAACTGGGATTCAAACTTTTATTATTGGGTAAAAAGAACAACAGAAATAAGATATGGAACAGATAACAATTCAGCTAAAGGCTATACTTACTATATTTACAACAACGGCTCGCAAGTCACTTCGCAAACTAATGTCGATGGTGTCGCAGTTGCTAACTCGATAGCCTCTGCTATTGGTGGTACAGCAGTAGGATCT